GCTCTTCGTACAAGATCTGAGCAGATGCGTTTTTGCCCTCACTCGACGACGAAACGAGACTCATCAGACTTGAAGGCTGCGACGTGCCGACCTTCGGAACCGCTTGTGGAGCATCCAAAATGCAGCCGCTCGACAGAAACGTCATCGAGTCGCCAAGCGAATAGTTTGAGCCTCCATTTGTCACGCTGACTTTAGTGACAGAATAGCTGCCATCCGTGGCGTTTCTTGCGATTGCAACTGAAAAAGTCGCCCCAGAACCTGTAGATGAGACGGCAAGTGCAGTTACAGTCACACTCTGGTTTGGCGGACGTTTCGCAATGAAAGTTGTGTCGTCAAGAAAGTTGCACTCGCCGCAGCTTGCAGTTCCGTGCGCAAAGCCAGAGAACGTGACCGAAAGGCACTCTGGCGCACAATACGGACATGGAGGGCATGGGTTCACGCACTTCCCGTTGACGCAAACACACGGCGGCGCGCACTCGTTACCATTTGGGCACGCGGACGGGCTGCACCCTCCGCAGCAAGCGTTGCACGAACTCCCGAGCATGTGAGCCATGTGTCAGCACTCCGCTGCGATCAGATACCACGCCGTGCCGTCCTTGGCGATGGCACAGTTGCGTGATGATGCGGCCGTGCCAATGGCGGCAAACAGGTTCGTGGCCGAAACCGTATTCGGCGTAGCAGTCACGCCGCGAAACGTCACGGTCTTCGCGGTGTTCTTTGACCACGCCCCAGTGAAGGTGCAAACGCGAAAGACCTTGTCCGTCGTACCCTGCAACCTCGTCGGAATCGACGCACCTCCGGCGCGCGACGGCTGACCATCGACGCGATCAACGGTCGATCTGATCCGACTCAGAAGGCTTTCGCCGATGAGGTATCCGTTTGACACGCTAGCTCGTGAGCCTGACGTTCAGCAGGTCAAAGTCAAGGTCTTCGTAGATTTGGTAGCGGTAAACAAGAACGGCAGGGGATGCGTTCGGCGCGCGCTGCGTGCCATCGTCGTTGAGCGGCACAGGCTGCGCGCATGGAACCTTGTTGCCTTCGCTGTCAAGGTCGATCAGGCACCGAAGCTTGTTGGCTGCGCCGAACGGGAGCTTTTGATTAAACCCAGTCTGCGGCTGTGCCCAGTCCCAGCCGATCTCCGCGCCGATCGGGTCGCCGACGTAGTTCCTGCGGTACAGAAACTCATACGTCGCGGTCCACCCGCGATACAGTTGCCCGCCATACGCCTCGACCGCCGGCTGCGTGTTCATCGACCGCAGCATCACGCTACGAGGCGGCATCACCATCTGGCCGAGCGTCCACTGCTCGCTATTAACCTTGCCGACGTGCATCGCATTGGCTGTCGGGTCAGGCCACATGAATTGCTCGACGTGGATGCTGACAACAGGCTCAAGCCTCGTGATGCCTTCGTAGAGGTCGCCGGCTGGGTTGTGTGGCGCCGACACAGTGCCAGCGAGCGGGCCTGTGATGGCTTTCCACGAATACGCCGGCGTTTCGATCAGCGATGACTGGATGTACCAATTCGCCGGCCTGACGTTAGGCGCACTCGTCGAGGCGTTGCCGCTGTCGGGCTCAGGGAAGCTTGTCTCGACGCCGTTAGCGTCAAGCTCCGGCGCCTCCGGCGGCTCGTAGGGGGCGCCCGCGTCGCTCTCAGAGTCGGCGACGTGCGGCTGATAGGTGTAGGTGAACGTGACGAGGAACACCATCCGGCTTTCGCCGTCATACTGCGCCGAGTATGACGAGCATCGCAGAGCCGGATTTTCGCCGTCCCTACTGCCGATCCGAACCTTGCACAAGTCCTCAAAGTCGATGTACTCGCCGGGCGTGTCGCGGATGATGCGAAACGACTTTGTACGAGTCGTGGAGACGCCGCCGTCACCGACCGCTCTCTCAAAGCCAAACCCGTCTACTACCTGCGTTACCTTTGGCACCTTAGCCCTCCGTAATATCTACGCGGAGGCGGGTTCCGCTTGTGCCGATCGCCTCGTACTGCCGGCCGGCAGTCATGCGGATGACCGCGGCCTCGCCGGCCTTGAGCGTGCAGAAGCTGGCAAACGACCCCCCCACCTGAAACCCAAGCTGCGCGGTAGACGCGGTAGACGACGACAGGTTGCGGAATACCGCAATCCCGGCCAACGAGAGATTCGCCGTCGAGATGGACGCCGCGGTCGTCGAAAGCGAGTATGACGCCGAAAGCATCGAGTCGCTCGTCATCGACGCCGTAATGCCGCGGGCCGCCACGTCGCTGCGGAGCAGCCCTTTGTTTACGTTCATTGCGACGCTGTAGGTGATGTCTGCCACTGCCTTTTGCTCCTAGTTAGTTGGCTACTTCCGCCCCACGCTTGTCCCTGATCTGCTTCAGAAGCTGAGTTTGTCGCTTTAGCTCGACGAGGTTCTGGTCGCGGGCCGCGTCATCGCCTCGCAGGAGGCGATTGAGTTCCTGCTGCCCCTGAGCCGTCGAGGCGTCGGATGCACCGAGCGCGGCGCGGGACGGGCCTTGCATCCGAGCGTTCTGGACTTGCTCGGCGAGGTCGAAGACGAGCGGGGCGATTGCCTTCTCTTGATCCTCGACAGTTCGCTTCACTGCTTCGTTAAATGCGTCAAGCCCAATGGCGTTTTCCGCAAGGGCAGCCTTTAGGTCGCTGAATGCTTTCTTCAGTGCATCGGACGCCTGCTGGGCTGGCGTGATCGCCGCCTCGATCCCGCGACGAACGGCGTCTTGGTTCTGGTTGAACCGCTGATTGGCCGTGTCATTTGCGTCGGTCTGCTGCCTAAGTTGCGCGACATCAGGCGTCGCCTCGGCGAGCTGCCGCAGTCGCCGGCGATTGTCTTCAAGTTCTGGCCGCAGGCGATCCTGCTCGCCTGCCTCTGCGGGCGTGCGCGGAGCGTTCGCCAGCGATGCTTCGATCTCTTGAATGCGGGTTGCTAGGGCGGCAGCCTGCGGATCGCCGCGACCGGCACGGGCCTGCCCCTCAAACTGCCTGATGATCCGCTGCGATTCTGCGTCAATCCTCTGGCGCTCTTGCTCGGTGCGTCGCGACTCTGCCTCTGACTGCTGCTGCTGGCGGCGGGCGATTTGAGCGCGGGGGTCATTTGCGCCAAACTCCGCTTCGGCTGCGTTCGCTGTCCGTCTTTGCGAGACGGCCCGCCCGCCGGCTTCCTGCTCGACACTGCGGGCAAGGTCGGTCGCGGCCGACTGCAAAGCGTCCGAGAATGCTCGAGCCTGCTCAGAAGCCTGCTCCAGAATCGTCCCGACGGCCTGCGCTTTCTGAAGTTCGACGTTGAATCGATCAAACGATAGCGTGCCGTCCGAAAGCTCGTTTTGGAGTCGCTCAAACTCGCCACGCACGAGCGAGCTTGCCGCCTCAATCTGCGAAACGCCTTCGATGCCCTGCGTCCGCTCAAGGCCGCGGTTCAGGCCGCCGATCAGCCCCTGGCCCCGCTCTGCACCAAGCCGCACCGATGCGTCGGCGAGCCGCTGAATCGTATTCTCGATGACGGCGAGTTCGCGCGAAAGCCGGCTGACCTCCCCTACGTTGTCGCGGCGGGCCGCTGCTCCTAGCTCTTGCTGCACGGCTGCGCGGCGGTCGTTCTGGTCGCGAAGAGCGCCAGTAAGCCCCCCGCGGGCCTGGACGGCCACGCCGGCGTTCTGCGCACCGCGTCGCTCGATATCGTCGATCTCGCGGCGCGCGGCGAGATCAGCGGCGTTTCGTCGCTCGATGAGACGGCGACGAGTGGCGGCGTTCTGCTCCGTCTCAAGCTGCCGATCAATCTCAGCGATCCGGCCTCGCTGCCGGGCGATCTGCGGGCTGTTGGCCTCGATCGCGGCGCGGCGGCGTTCTTCTTGCTGACGCTGGACGGCATTGATCTGCTCTCGCTGCTGCCGTTCGTTTCTGAACCGCTCCGGCTCGCCGGCCTCGGCGATCGACTTCGCCAGGTCGCGGTAAACGTCGCGGAGTTGTTCGGCGAGTTGCCGCTGACGCTCAAGAGCGGAGTTCGTCGAAGACAGGGCGTCCTTGAGTTCCCGCTGCTGCTTCTCGGCGTCTTCGGTGACGCCGGTCCATTTGATGATGGACGCGACAAGCTGGGCGCCAATGGCGACGGCGATGCCAGCGATAAGCCCCTCTGTGCTTCCCAGCACAAATCCGAGCTGCGAGATGTTATTACCGGCGGCGCGGATACGCTGGTCTAGGCCGCCGGTGACAGAGAAGAAGTCCTCGAATGCGAACGCCGCTTGCTGGATGCCGAGGCTCAGGTTGGCGAAGCCTTGTCGCCCGACGTCGCCGGCGCGGGCGACCGTTCGGCCCAGAGCGCGGGGGCTGATGCCGCGAGCCGCTGCGGTCGCGCGGACGGCGTCGGCAGTGAGCCGCTGCACTTCTTGACGCGCGGCCTGCGTGTCAATCGTTCCTCGACGCATCTGCTCAGAGATGACTGTGCCAAGCCGTGAAATGGCTGCAACGGCAGGCCCGCGAGCTAGGCCAGTGACGCTCGCCAGCTCTCCCTGGAGAATCTGAACCTGTGCCGTGTACCCGCGAAGTTGCTGTGTCTGGAGCGACCCGATGATGGCGTCGCGACTGCCGAATGAGCGGCGGAAGTTTAGCGCCTCTGAGGCTCGGCCCGCTTCCCTCGTGAGTTGCAAGAGCCGCTGGCGAGCAACGTCGATCGCGACGGCAGATTGATTCGGTGCGGCGGCAAGCCGGCGGAACTCTGCCTCGGCCGCCGTGATCGCCGGAATGAACTGCTGCCGCAGGCCGGCAGGAAGTTGATCGATCTGGCTCTTGACCGAAGTGATGCCGCCGCGGAGTGCGTCGAGTTGGCGACTCGGATCGGTCAGAGCCGCGCCCAGCCCCGCGTCTGACTGGCCGCCGAAACCTGGCGGGAGCGGTGGGCCTTGCGGCCCCGTCGGGGTCGCCCTGGCGACTCCAGCGGCAAGCCTGTCAAGCAGGCTATTCAGTTGGACGGCGTTGCTCGTGCCGGCCTGCACGCCGTTGGCGACTCTGGAGGCGATACCGGCTAGGCCAGCCAGGCCGGTCTGCGCCGACTCAGGCAACTCCGCAAACGCCGCCGACACCTCCCTGGCTCTGGCGATCGCTCGCTCGGCATCAGTTCCGACTTGAGAGCCAAACAGACCGAGCCCGCGCTGCTCGCGAGCAGGCTCGATAAGCTGGAAGGCTCTACTGGCTTCTGTCGCCCTGGCGACTCCAGCGGCAAGCCTGTCAAGCAGGCTATTCAGTTGGACGGCGTTAGTCGTTCCGGCCTGCACGCCGTTAGCAACTCTGGAGGCGATGCCGGCTAGGCCAGCCAGGCCGGTCTGCGCCGACTCAGGCAACTCCGCAAACGCCGCCGACACCTCCCTGGCTCTGGCGATCGCTCGCTCGGCATCAGTTCCGACTTGAGAGCCGAACAGACCGAGTCCGCGCTGCTCGCGAGACGGGCCTTGCGGAGAAAACGCGCGAGTTGCGGCCTCGGACTGCGCCTTAATCGCCTCAGTCCGCTGACGAACCTCGTCCAGCCGCCGCACGGCCGCGTCCAGGCCAGCCTGCGAAACCCGGATATCAAGTCCCTGCGAACTCAGTCGCTCGATGCGGGCCGTGATCTTGTTGATCTGGGCCTGCGCGACCTGCGCCTGCTCAATCAGCTCGCGAACCGCGGGGCTACCGCGGGTCGCCGCAGGCAAAGACGAGAGTCCTCGCTGGGCCTCGACGAGTTTGTTGATGCTATCGAACGCCTCTGGGCGCACGAATGCCAGCCCTTGGGCGTCCTGAGTCGTGAGCAGCTTCTTCGTCAGACTGGCCGTCTCATTAAGGCGGCTGATTGATCCCGTCACCCGCTCAACGCTGCCGGCAAGCTGCTTAAAAGTTTCGCGACCGACCGACTCGTTCGCATTCAGCGCGTCGCGGACGGCGAGCACCTCGGCCTTTACGGCCGTCAAGGCCGGCGAGAACTGCCGCTGCACGGAAAACGCCAGCCCGTCAAACTGCTTGGTGGCGGCCGCCAGCGGGTCGGCGAGTTGCTTGGCAGCGAGCGCGAGCTGCTCTAGCGCCTTCGGATTTACGGGCAGATTGAAGTTGGCCGACTGCGCCGCCCGAAACGTCCGCTGGAGCTTCTCAAACTGCGAGAACATCCCCTCGAACGACTTGGCTGCGTTGTTGGACGCAGCCCTGATCGAAGACTCAAGCCGCTTCCCGTAGTTCTGCGCTTCGTCAGCAGACTTATTAAACGCCCGCGAAGCGTCAGCGGTATTTACCGTGACGATCGCGGAAATCTTGCCGATGTAGCCGCGGTTAGACACTGCCAAATCCTTGTGGCTACTGAGTTAGCTTCGCGAGTTCAGCGAACATCTGTTCCGGCGACTGCCTCGGCCTCTTGCTGGCGGGGATGAACACGTCTTCATCCGGCACCCGCTTGTAGTTCCCCGAGGCCGCCATGATCACGCGGCAGAGCCGCGCTGTCTGGCGCCAAGGGTTCTCCAGCGGATACCGTTTGTCGAACTCGGCCCAGGTGGCGAGTTCGCGACTGTCTACCTCCATCAACAACCTTCGCACCGACATCCCCAAGGCCAGGGCAAGCCGGTACTGAAACAACTTTTCGGGGCGAAGGTCTAGGCTTCCCCCAACTTCTCAACCGCCTCCGGCGTGAAGGCATTCAGCGACCACGCCTTCTCGAAGAGACGATTGATCACCGTGCTCGACTTCTTGCCGAGTTCTTCGGTTTCGGAGTCCTCGAAGAGCCGCGAGCCGGCCTCGTCGCAGAGCGTCTTGACGAGGAAGCGAAGCCGGAAGTGCTTCATCTTCTCCTCGGCGTAAGACTCCTCGAACGCCTCGCGCTCCAAACCGCTGATGGTCCGCAGGTGAACCGTCATTCCGTTCCACTCTGGAACCACGACGGCCTCGGTCTTCGTGTCGTTGATCGACAGGATGTCTTTCTTGCTCAAGCCCACTGCGAACCTCCGTAGTAGAAAAAAGAACTCACCAACCAGTGTGTGTGGTAATGCGAAAAACGGCGCGGCCGCTCGTGACTTGCCCCACGCCGGCAGTCACCTCGCCAGACTCGGCGATGGCATTAAGCGTGAGCGATGGCGTGAGGCCGGTGAAAGACAGTGTCCCGCTCTTGCCCACGATGTTCCTCAGAGACATCGTGGCAGTGCCGCAGATGAAATCCACCGACACCGCGCCGTGGCTCAACCAGTCGCCGGTCGGGACCAATCGAAGGTTGGCGGTGGCCGTACTGAGCGCCGACGTCATATTGACGCACTCGGCCGTCGGTTGCTCCACCGAAAGCCGAGTGGCAGTCAATACGACCGACGTTGCGGCCTGGGTGCCGCCGAACGCAAACGAGAAGGTAGACCCTTGTGCTACGAATCCAGCCATCGCTTACGCGACGCGGAAGGTCGCACTCCCAGAGATGAGGGCGCCGACGGAGCCGCCGATCGAGGCCGACGCGATGGTCGCAGTGACGCCGGTGAACGTGACGGGGCCGGTGATGCTGAGAGAGCCAGAAGTGCCGGCCGCGAGCACGTTCGTCGAGATGTAGTCGATCGTGACCTCGCGGTCGGTGGCAAAACCGCCGACGAACTCTCGGCGGCCGTTCGGCGCGATGCCGAGGTGCGAGCCGTCGATGAGGTCTTGCGTGTCATTGACCTGAAACGAGGTGATGGTGAGCGTGGTGCCGCCAAAAACGAAGGACAGTCCCTGTGCTGAAATGCCGGCCATGCTTGTTGCGCCTCCTTGCGCCAGTTACTAAGTGGCAGATTCCTGCCACCTGATCTGATACAGTTGCCTCACCTCGTAGGCCGGAGGCAGTTGTGCCCCGGCCACGGTCGGATCGAGGAAGTCGTCGGTTTCCGACACCAACCTCATATCTTCAATAGTAGCATTTGCGAGTGTGCCGGTGTGGCCGTCAAGCGCCAGCCGCACTTCGTCGCCAAGCTCGCGGACGCCGTCATAGGTCAGCGCCCACGACGAAATTTGGAGGCTTACCAGGGGCATGAACATCGGCCCCGACAGCGACGATTCGCGGGTGATGTTCGACCGCTTGTAGACGATGAAAGGCAGGCTGGCGACGGGCTTCGCCGGCACGGCGATGGGGTAAACCTGAAAGCCCACCAGCCGGACGACGCCAGGCGTGGAGACGAGCTTCAGGTAAACGTGCTTTTCGGGTGAGATGAGCATCAGAGATTCGCCATCCGCCTAGAGATTGCGTTGTTCAGGAGGGTCTGCACGACGTTGGCCGACTCGCGGATGGTGTTTTCCATCGGGTGCTGGGCGGGCATGGGAGGCAGGAGCTTGCCGGGCGTAAGCGTGTAGATGAAATCGTGCGGGTAGCCGCTGCCTCGCCGCGCCTGCCGAGTCGGCTCGTCTCTGCTACCCATGATGAAGTAGTAGCCGACACCTGAGCGAGCGAACTGCTCGTCATTCATCGTCTGCGTCCGCTTCATCCGCCCATTGATCTGCTGGTGGACGTTGACGTAGGTGCGGCGGCCCTGCGTGCCGGGCTTTCGGTAGCCCGTGCCGAACTCGACCAGCCAGGCGTGATTGCCGCTACCTTCTTCAGGGTCAGACCCCCGGTTGCCAGACTGCGCCGGCCCGGTGATCGCGACGTAGACGCCGTTGCCGTAGTTCTTCGTCTCGGTCCTGACCGACTTTCGCAGGTTTCCGGTGACGTCGCGAACCTTGTTGATGTAGCCGACTTTGATCGGCAGCGAAGCATTCCTGACGGCCCGCAGAAAGAAGGCCGACTGATCCTTGCCCAGCGCATCGG